AGAAACTTCATTCGTAAATGGGGACATTTTGTTAAACACAATGATGTTATGAAGCCAATTGTACCTAACCGTTATGATGTAGGTTTCGTTGTACGTAACTGTGATGAATATAAACTAGCACTTTTGGAACCTTGGTGTGACACAATCTATACAGATGTACCATATGACCGTTACATTAACGCTGAACAAAAAAATACAAAGTTTAATCTAACCAAAAAATTAAAGAGATATGAAGATCAAAAGTTGAACGATGTTATTATCGAATTTGATGCAACTAAAATATCCAATGATAGCTTTGAATTCTTTAATATGATTCAATTAATGTTAGAAGATAGTGGTCAAGTAGGCACACTTGAATATGATATATTCAAACTTAGCATTAATAAGTTAAATACTTATAACAAACAATTGATAGAAATAAAAGACGAATGGTATAATAAAAAATTGTTATGAAAAAACTACTTGATCTTTGGAAAAGTTTATTTATAAAATATTTTGATATTAATCAAAATGGCAAATTAGATAAATTTGAATTATTCATAATAATATCATTTATATTTATATACAATATATTTTTTCAAATTTTAGGTAACTATATTTACGATCTTATAAAATGAACTTAACAGACTACAATATACCAATTATATTCGGAATAACATTTTTTATGGTTATTTGGTTAAATAGCGATATAGTACAAACGATTGCTAAATTAACAAACACACGGCGTTTATTTAAATTGGACGAATATCAATTGTATAAAAGTAGTGTTGATCCAATGGGTACATATCCAAACTTTTTATATTCAGAGTATCCTGGCTATGTTACCAAATTATTAAGCTGTGTTATTTGTTTATGTTTTTGGACAACTTTATTTAGCATTGTTGTATTGTTATACACACTGAATTATCCACTGCGTTATATAATTATGATTATGCCAGTTAACTATATTTGCAGTCTGTTATTGTATTTATCAATAAATAAATTGTTATGATTATAGGAAGTTACGTAGCATTTAATAATTTTGTATCAAAAGATAATATTGGCGCATTTGCTACACTAACAAATTGTATACAAACGTTTGATAAGATCTGTTCGTGTCAGAAGCAAAGAAAATCAATAAAACACGACGAGTGTGATAAAATCTATGTTAATTTAGTCAGCACAGTTGTACCGTCATTGGTTGACTATTTTCGTACAAAGACCACAGATGAAGAAATTATATTCTATCATAATGGTCATAATTTAATTACAAAACTTAAATTGCGTTAATAATCTTTAATGATTCAATAACTTTTGCTGTAATATATGGATGATCGTCTAGTAGACATCCGTTTAATTTATCACTATAATCTTCCCATTCAAAAGCACAGTCAGCTTTTGATTTTACTTTTGGGTCATTTAACATTTCATGATCATTTGCAGCGGAATTATAAATCTTAACAATTTTGTTTTTACTGAACCGTCTGCCTGAAGGCATTGGTTCCTGTTTAAACTTTGTAATATGCACTAATTTCCCACCTTGTTTATTTTGTAACCAAGTACATTCATCTTCTGCATATACATCATATCTGATATCTGTAATAAAAATTACATCAGCATTGGACTGTTTGATCTTTTGTTCAATCTTGTTTGTCCAATATTTACCCATTGATACTTTTCGCATTACGTCACCATAAGCAACTAATAGCGGTCTAATAATATTCTTTTCTTCGGTGTTCTCTGTAAAAACATCAATTCCAACTTTATTATGGATAAGGTCTTTTAGATCGTTTTTTAACTCATATGCCAATGCATACTTTTCAATTTTAGATCCTTGTTTTTCCAAAACGTTTTGAGCAACTCTAGCAAACAAATCCTTGCCACTACGAGCAAAACCAGATACACCTATAATTTTCATATTATTTAAATAACTTTTCTACTTCTTTCTCACTATATCCAAATCCTTGAATTAGTTCACACAATTCTTTTAAATTAACATCACTTGACGTATATATGTTATAGTAATCTATAGCGTCACGATTTCCAATTTTATATTTCTTACAAATACAATCTAAAATTGTTTCATTGATCCCCTCCGTACTATTTTTAATATACTTGCAGAACTTTCTTCCTTTGGGTACCAAATCGATCAACACTTGATAAAATTGTTCATCTGGTATATTTTGAAAATACTTTGAAACAAATGATATTTCTTCTATGATGTCAACATCCATACTAAGAAATCTGATTATCATATATTTGTTAAAAGACTTCTTTTCTTCTTCCGATAAACATTTATAATAGTCTTTTTTCTTTACCTCACGAATGTGATTTATATGATCAAATAAACCACGAACTTTAACTTTGTTTTCGGATGTGTTCTTTGCTTTCATTATTTAATATTCTACTACGTTTATTCAATATTTCAATGTCTTTTGATATTTTATTATTTTTAATGTTGAGTAACTCTAATGCGTCTACGGTTAGAATTTGGTGATCATCAAAATGTCTAAGCAATCTGATGAACAAATAAAAGTTTGCAAAAGTAAAAATGGCTACTATTATTAGTAGTAGCCACATCATTGTTTGATTATTGAAAATATAACTCATATGCGTATAACTATCTACGTATATGAGTTAACATTTATTTCAATTAAGCCTTACGACAAACAGTGGACTTGCGGCCAGCAATTGCTGTACGCACATCCTTAACACTGTTAGTCTTAGCTTGAGTTGACTGTGCCGGTACAGCGTGGTCAATGACCGTACCGACGGCACTATAACCAGCATTCAAGACTTCACGTAGTGCCTTAATCTGGCGACCATCTAGGTCAACGCGGGTCTTACCACTACGTAGTGTCAAGCGTGAAGCCTTCTTGGCCTTCGCTAGAGGAGTAGAGAGGTAAATCTCAACACCAGCGGTGTTATGGCCTACGAAGTTAGTCTTATTACGAGCATTTGTACGAGTATACATATTATTTTTAATACTTTCTTTTTTTATTTGTTTTTTTTGTTTCGTTAGATTCTTCACTAACTTAAATTTATCTTACCACCCATTGTTCAAACTGTCAACAACTTTTTAATTATTTTTCAAATTCTTTTTCGAATCGATCAAGAGCATAGTCCTTTGCTTTGAATTCGAATTCAAAATCCACATCAAGATCAATATACTCATTTGGAATTACACGAACGTAATCGCCGTGTGCTCGTGGATTTTTATTGGTCAAATCATTGTCGCTAAAATGAAACAATGGACGATACTTACCCCACGTGGACATACACAACTTTACCGCTTCTTTAGCGGATAATTTACCTGGGTTACAACGAAAATGAAGATTGTCATACGTGATAGGAATGCCAGTGTTTGAATGAATTAATTCATACAGCTCTTCTACCTTCCAACTATTTGGCTTGTCTTCATTCTCAAGTACCAATCGAGACTTTACATTAACAGGTAAATCATTGTATACATCAACAAACCGTTTAGCAATTTCTTTAGTACACCCTTTATAAATATTCATATGAATGTTAATGGGAGACTCATATGTTTGTGGCAAACCAAACAAATCCATAATAGATGCATGATTTTTTAGTTCCACAATGGACTTTTCTACAACAGTTTTTGTAGCACTCGCAGGCACAACAAATTGGTCAGGATGTGTACTACATCGAAGATTATTTTTTTTAATGATTTCTGCACCACGTTTGAACTCATTATAAATACGATCTTTGTCAGTAAGAATATCAAGTGATAGATTTGCTTCTGGTAAAGTAGCCAATGGAAATAAATCACTGCTGATTCGATAGTTCCATCCTTTAGTCACACACAAAGAAAAAGTGTTTACCGCAACATTTACATTGTTCAGTGTTCGTTGAGAAATAGTAGATAAAGCGCTTTTTCGTTCCAATGACAAGAACCTAGTCTTGGTCATAGTATTAGCTTTGAATCCTTTTTCTTGAAGTTGTAGAGAAATGCAACACAATGATTTTTTCATTGCAGTCATCTTACCAACAAATTTATAATAAGTCAAGCTTTAAGTCCAAGGATATAGTGGCATCTTATATTTTACGCCACCTATCATAATTCCCACATAACCAGCGATTGGACTGCCAGCACCACTTATAAACATATTATTTGATCCTGTAATAGCACTGTGCAGTTGCAGCGATCCTTCTATAACCAAATTATTTTCAATTCTACCACTACTACCGGTTATTTCTGTAATAGATGCGTATCCGCCACTAATATTAGTAATAGATGCATGTCCACCGCTAATATTAGTAAAAGCGGCATATCCGCCACTAATACTTCCGGTAAATGAATTGGCGGTAAATCTACCAGTTATTTTGCCGCCACTACCGGTTATTTGTGTAATAGATGCATGTCCGCCACTAATATTAGTAAAAGCAGCATATCCACCACTAATACTTCCGGTAAATGAATTGGCGGTAAATCTGCCAGTTATTTTGACGCCACTACCGGTTATTTGTGTAAATTTAGCTCTACTACCACTGATACTTCCAGTAAATGAATTGGCGGTAAATGTGCCAGTACGTATATTAGTAAAAGCAGCATATCCACCACTAATACTTCCAGTAAATGAATTGGCTGTTACTCTTCCGGTTATTTTAACATTACTACCGCTTATTTTAGTAAAATTGCCTTTGCTACCACTAAAGCTACCAGTAAACGATCCTGTAAAATTACCTCTGACTTGTTTTGAATTAAATCGTGTATAACCGCCTACTGAAGGCGATCCTATTTGAATTGTGGTAGCTGAACTACCAAAACCTATTGTAGTGGGACTAGATAATAAAAGCGGCGAAAGATTTGTACTGTCTATATCACCGTCTGCATTAATGCTACCATTAGTGTTTAAAGTGTTTGAAGAAGCGTCATAATTTAATGAAGTGTCATAACCTATAGTTCTTTGTCCACTTCCGTCTGAAAATAACAAATATTTGGTACCTGTAGTACTTGATTGATTTTTAATAAAAGTACTGCCACTAAAACTGCCTGTATAATTTGTAGCAAGTACTTCACCTCTTTTTGAGACTTTAAATTTTGTGACGGCTCCAACTTGTAAATCTATCAGTTTACTGCTATTATTCGACGGTCCTGCGTCCGATACATTCATTTTTATCGCAGTCTGATCACCAGACCCGAATGTAGCGGTCATTGCATTAATTGGGGTATTCGCCATAAATTACTCTTATAAATATAAATAGTATCTATAATAAGTAATTTATATTATAATATTTCTACCTACCCACTTCTTTAAAATACATGTCTTTAGCTTCTTGATACGACATACCAAACATTTGGTTATAGAAATGTACCGTATTCTTTAAATTTGATTCACTCTTTAGCTTTTTATATCGGTCTACAGCCTTTGGTCGCCACCACTCAATTATACCTTGCATATCACGTTTAAAGAGGTCTTTCATCTTCAATTGATCAACATCAATTTTACTTTGCAAAAACTCTTTGGTATTTTCATAAAAACAACTATAATATACACCTCGTTCATATCCGTGTTGATAGTTGGATTGTTTTATTCCACATTTACTAAATATCATACCGAGAATACGAGATTTAGCTCCAGTTACAGGTCCACTCACTCCTTCTTTTTGAGTAAGTGCTTTATCATAAGCAGTTACATCAATATCTTTTAACCAATTGTGCCAAGTTTCATAAATACCATCATCTGGTTTAATTGAAATTTTACCAGCACTAGATCCACATTTGTGCCACCATTTTAAACTATTATACATACTGTAACTACCATATAAACTTGTAGTTGTCATACCCACAAGAGTTTGATCGTATAATTGTTTCCAAAGATCACGTACTGTTGACGTAGTAATCATAGCGGCTATTAATTTACCACCTAGAAAATTATAACCAATTGGCTGAGTACTCATAATACAACTGCCAATTGCGCTATATGCCAATCGTTTCTTTTCCATCTTATCAGATGTAGTCCATCCTAAATAATTGTCACGGTCAGTAATAGCAATTACATCACTAGAAACACTGATACAACCAATATACTTTGGGTTATCAATATCTCCATCGGTTACAAGAAATTTAATAAATCTACCAGGCGTTTGATCAAAAGTCATTGTATGACCAAAAATACGAAGAATTGTCCAATCTTCATTTTGTTGTTTTGATTCAACATAAACCAATTTTGGATTTATACTTTCAATTTCTTTAATAGTTAAAGATTCATCGTTAATATCGGTGGGTGTCCAAATTTTGGCTTTAATCATATTAGCCTTATTTGAGAAACTTTCACACGTTTGTATTTCCATCCACTTTTTGTAAAAGGTCTGCTCTTCAACAGACATAGACTTCAACAAATTAAGATTATCAACCAACTTTCGTTTATTTCCTTCAAAGTCAAACGATTCAATTCCAAAGTATTCTTGTAACGTATCCATATTATTCTGTTTTTCTTAAAATCATTTTAAATTTTAACGTCAATTCGTTTTTAGATGACTTGACTTCTTTTATTTCCCACTTTTCTTTTAAAGTATCCAAATACAAATTAGTACCATTATCAATATACTCTACAGGCAATTTAAGATCCAGTAAATCTTTTTCCTCATATACCAAGAAGTTTTTTCCTTTGTTATCTAAATATAGTAGTATTTTATCTCTTTTTTTTGCCATAATATGGTATAAATAGAAACACCGTATATCAAATCAAAGATATACGGCACATCTATTATATTGATTTTTCTTTAAACATTAACAGAATTGTTCTTTGTTGTATCAACATTGACTATAACAATCGACTCCTTGTTGGAAGATGAATTGATGTTCACCATTTCAACCAATAGCTCACGATTTAAATGTACTCCCTTGTTCTTAGCTTCATCAATAACCGATTTGGTAATCGGTCCAAATACGTGTACCAAAGTTGGACGACCTTTTCCGTTAGGTAAAACGCCAATTACATTTAGTTCACCTCGATTAATTGCTTTCTTAACCTTGTCTCGTAAACTAATAGTTACGATATCAGTGTTAATATCATTTAGTTCCTTAATTGTAAAAATACAACTTGGATATTTTACTGTTTGATTTGTCTTATTCTTACGATCTGTCTTTTTCATACTTTATCCTTTCTTGTTTATGTTGTTATAAATCTAACCGTTAATATATTATATCATCTTTATATTATATGTCAATAGAATCCATCATCTTTTTATTAATAGTCTTAACAATCTGATTTAGATTCTCGACGTTAATAAAATTAGAGTCTACACCATACATTGTTCTGAAATTAGCACGTAACGTTTCGGCTCCAAATCCATCATATTCCGTTACAAAATACGAAATGATGTTATATCCAGTCTCCCGTATTTTATTTACTTGTGTACGAGTGTGATTCAAAGCAGTTGCGCCATTATATGAAAACCCAATACCTCCTGTACTATGGTAGTTGAAACACGGTTCACCATCACTAATATTAACAAAATAACTGTTTGTGTTGTTACTAGCTTTAGGCAAATATCGTAACAATGCTTCAAAACATAATCCTTCTGGAGTTGTATGTGTTGGCAAAAGATATGAGAACATATTCTTTATCTTACTAAATTTATCAACCTTAGAATCATACGCGACTACAATGTATGGACTGTTACCCATCGATGTACGAAAACTAATCGTCAGATCCACATTGTCAATCATAGACGTAGCCTTTGCTAGTGCAACACATAGTTTAATTGTACGATTCCACTTTTTGCCTTGCATACTAGCACTAGCATCTACACTGATATGAAAGTTAATTTTCTTATATTTGGTGACAAATGTATTATAAAAGATATTGCTATCGGTTTCAAATCCGAGTTCATGCATCAAACGTTTATCAATCTTACCAATATTACGACGGGTAAACTTATCAACGTTAATTTCATTACGAATTTGAAGACGGCGGCCTAACTTAGCTCCTAACACAATGCCGTCATCCACGTTCTTCTGTAACATAGTACGAGCTCCAATGTCATCTTTTGCAATAGACATTGGAAATTCATCTGAGAGGATCAATTCTTTTGTCATATTCTTTACAAGAATACATTCAACGTTACCAACAATTCCGTTGTTCTTAAGAACATCACTTGCAACAGGTACTAGATCAATTTTACTCTTTTCTAGTACATCAAGCAATGTCTTTTCACGTCTAGAAACCTTTTTCTTTTTGATTTTACCAGCCAGAAAGTCTTTCTGTTTATCAAATGATTTAGCAATCTTAGTTTGTTTAGACTTACTAATATTTGAATCAGATCCAATATTGGAAGTTACATCGCTACTGTCAGTTGTAACAGTAGACTCCATACCACCAAGTACATCACTAGCAGTACCCAATATAGTTGGGTTCGATGAATCATCTTCAACGGCGGATGAATCGCCATCTCCATCACCATTTCCATCCGTTGGTTGTGACTGTGCATTATCAGTTTTGTGTTCAGTAATATTCTTAAATACAATTTCGGAAATCTTATACGCTATGTCTAGACGATCTTTTGGAGTTGTCAGACGACAGATATTTGACAAATTCAATTCACAAGCAATGTCATACAAACCAGGCAATGATTTCAAGCTTGTATCAGGATTCGTAAGATTAATAATACGAAACATATATGAATCGATACTAGGTGTACGATATAGATTGCTTTTCAAGGCATCTGAAATTACTTTATTATTAAAGTATTCATCATACAAAGCATCGTAGTAACCACGATAACCAGGCGCGCTATTATGTACAGTATAATCAATATAACGATCTTCTACATAATTTAGAATCTGTTGACTGGTCTTACCAACAATATCTTTTGAAATATTCAACTTTTCAGTGTAATTATAAATGTCACGGGGAACATTCATCCATACTGTCTTAAACATTTCAAAATCAGAATATTTAACGTGACTGCCTTCGTGTAAGGCTAGTCCAACAGCCACGTCAAAATTATCCTTCTTAGTAATATCGCTACTGATATAAACCACCTTACCATCAGTACAATTTACAGCACTGTCATTAAATACTACAGGAATGTTCTGGTTCGTCAGAATGCTAACATAATTAGAAATAGCACGACGAGCGGAAGACATACGAATCAGTCGAGATGTGTTTTCCGAAACACGGTCTTCTACGTCATCGTTTAACGTGTTATTAGCGTCATCCGCAATAGCAGCATCAAGTTCATCTTCCCAATCCCAATCGTAATTGTTACCCTTTAACCAGAAATCACTGTAGTTGCTCATAATAATTTATTTTCTATATGTTATTAAAAAGGAGGTTGAGTAGTATTGTTCAATGGATCATTAAACAACTTTTCCTTAGATTCTACCTTAATATACTTTTGTACCAACTGACGAATATATGTACGTTCACTGTCAACACCACCATCCTCAGTAAAGTTAGGATAAATGGTCGTCTCAGCAATTTCAAGCAAATTAAATCCATCCACAATTAGTTCCGCAATTTCAACAGTACTACGTGTAGGAATAAAATTAGTAAGCTTACTATCTTCCTGCTTAATCTGTTTACGGGTATGATCAGCAATTTCACAAACAGACTTTAGAACGTCTAGCTGTTCATTAGAGTTAATATTAAACCGATTCTTTAATAGAGAAAATTCAGCGTCCTTATCAAGCGGAGTCACTTCAATCTTAACAGGAAAACGTGAAAGTAGAGCACGATCCATTACACGGGTAGCGGTATATTCATTACCTACGTTAGCAGTAGCGATAAAAGTTACACCGTCTGCAACCTTAACAACTTCACAATCATCCTTTTCATCCAATCGAAGATAACGCTGGAGATCATCAAGAACAGTCATTAGAATATTAACACCATCGTGATGACTACGAGAAATTTCGTCAAGTAGAATGATGGCGTTAGGAGTACGAATAGCCTTGATAAAACTAGACTCCTTGAATAGAGTACCAGTCTTCTTATCAAAGTGAGTGTTGCCAATCAAAGCACTACGAGCATCTTGTGTAGCACCCAGATTAAAATAGAAGAAGTTATCTTCACGACCAATAGCCTTAGCAACAGTTTGCGCTGCTAGAGTCTTACCACAACCAGTTGGACCAAGAAGCAGAATGTTCTTGCCACGAATAGCACTACGTACCATATACTTCCACTTGAGATCATCCATAATCAAAGAAGATGGACGTAGATTTACACAAGTGTCAAGATAAGCCTTGATATTGAAGTCCTTGCCAGTAACCAGATTAAACGAGTTTTTGTTTTTCATAAGTTTTCTTACCGTAAAATCATCTTACCACGGATATATAAGAAGTCAACTGGAAAAATAAAAAAACCACCAGTTACGGTGGTTTGGGTTATATTAAAATAATATTATTAATGATGATGATAGTGATATACTGGACGACCCCATCCACCATACACAACTACTGCTGGTTGGGGATGTACATATACAACAGGAGCAGGTTGATAATATACTACTGGTTGAGGATGTACTACTACAGGCTGTGCATAAACCACTGGTTGTGGTTGTACATATACAACTTGTGTTGGGGGATTTACAATTCTATCAATAACGTGAATTACTGCAACTCCGGTCAATACTTTACCAACTGTAGCCCATTCTCTATCGCCAGCAAATGTTTGGGAAGATAGAGTTGCACTCAATGCGGCGATAGTAATTAATTTTGTCATATTTATCCTTTTTTAGGTATACCTTTATAGTATATCAAATTTGAGAAATTGTCAACTACTTCTTTTTGGCTTTACCTGCTTTTGTATATTTAATAACCAATTTTTGAAGATGTTTTGGTAATGTAGGTGGGTTATATTCCGCTTTCTTTGGTTTATGATCACCTTGTTTAGCGAATTCTCCAACAGCTTGCATTGGTTGAGTAGGATCATCTTTTGGATCGTTCATATTCTCGACCTTAACATTCTTTACAATTTTGAATCCTTTTTGTGGGTTAACTACGTTTTCTTCAGATTCAGATTGTTTATCAGCTTTTTTACCACCTTGTTTATCTTTGGTATTTTCAACTCCCTTACCCAAAGCACTATCTACATAATTTGTAATATCAGATTTTAAGTATTCTTTTACGAATTTCTTAACATCTTCAAATTTCATAAAAAGTTTCTTTGTTCTATCACTTCCGTCTCTGAATGCTTGAATATCACAAATACCGTGTACTATTGGTCTAATACTAATGTGATGTGGTTCACAATCACATACATTGTAATTACCAGCATCATCGAGTTCAATAGGCTTCTTAATTTCTTTTGATAATCCGTCGATTAAATCACTCCAAGAAGACGAAGCATTTGTATATTTTTGCTCCAATGTTTCTTTTACCAGTTTATTGACTAATTCTTTAGAAGACTTCATATTAATATACATATAAATAGTACTTGATGGTCAATTATTAATCTTTTTTATCGTCTAATATTTCTATATGCCCAATGTACCCATGACTATCATTTCTGGTAGCTACTGCTTTAACGTGGTATATAGTACCCTCTCTATCAATCATTCTGTATATAGTAATACTACTTCTTTTATCTTTAATAGATCTGTCCCATTCTTTTTCAACCATTTCCAAATCTTCACTAAAGATACCATTTTTCCACCCATTACCTAAGAAATAATCTACATCGTGTTTTAATAATTGACAATATTTTTCATTTACCCACGTACATTTACCATCGGTATCACATTCAAATATTGGTTCCGGTCTATTATCTAATATCCATTTTTGTCGTGTGCATATAGTCTTAATCAAATTACTATCGTGACTAACCTGCTTGTTTATCTTATCTACATGGTCTTTTAACGATGTGCCCGAATTGGGTTTGACTTCTTTTAATATTTCTTTTACATTCCGATTCAATGTAAATACCCATTTGAATGCGCCGAATAAAACGCCGCCGGCTGCACTTATTACTAATATTTTTTCTAGGTATACAAAAATGGATTCCATAATATAAATTGATCGAGATGGATATAAATATAATAAAAAACGAGTACTCGTTAAAGTACTCGTTATATTTTTTAATTATTTACAATTACAATTTGAAGTCGTCAAATGCACCTTCACTGATCGTGTTATCAACTCCTTTAACATAACTACTCAATTCAGTTTCTTGGGGGGCTACTTGAAGTTTTTTACTATCATAGTAACTATCTAACCACCCAGATAGTAAATTGGTCTTAGCAGCTGGATACAATTTCTTATATCCCATACTTGTTAATCTGTTATTAGCCAACCATTCAATATAATGTTTCAAACTTTCCGCCGTCAATCCAACCAAACTACCTTTACTAAATAGATAATCTGCCCAATCCTTTTCAGCATTTACCGCCATTTCATAAGCAGCATATATCTTATCTTCATTTTTCTTAACAATATCTTGGAATCCTTCTTCCGGATTATTTATCCAATTCTTCATAATGTTCTGGGTAATAGCTACGTGAAGATTTTCATCTCTACTGATAAATTTAATAATCTTACTGTTACCCTCCATCTTTCCACGATATCCAAAGTAAAAACTACAAGCAAATGATACATAGAATATCAACCCTTCAGTAATTTGAGTTGCCAATACAGCATCAAACAATTGTTGTTTAATATCATCCGACGGCGTTAATAGTTCATCATACTTCTTACTAATAGCTTTAGCACGTTTCACAATTTCTTCGTCTTCTAAGACACTATCAAAGAACTTGGTAGCATCTGGATAAACATTGTTAAGAATGTATGTATAACTGTTACTGTGAATAGTTTCAAAGAAACTCCACGCATTCATACAAATTTCTAATTCACTATTTGTAACGTGCTTCATTAGTTCGTGAATACTACGACTCAACATACTATCAGTCATAGTTTGAAACTTTAAATTACTGTCAAAAACAAATCGTTCCTCAGCAGAAAGATTCTTGTAATCACTAATATCCTTCACCAACGAAACTTCTTGGGGTCGCCAAAAGAAATTTAGTTGTTGATCGTACAAATCATAAAACTTTGGATATTTGATCTTATCATATCGCTGAAGTGATAGATCTTCTCCCAAGAACATTGGGTTGCGCAACTGATCTATGTTTTTCTTATTTAGTACAGTTTTCATATATATTTTTTTATTATAGAGCGCAAGCTCCGCTTTCACAATCGGATTCTTGTACTATTGGTTTTTCATCAACCGTTTTTGTTTCCATGGCTGTTTGTTTATCACCATCATCTGTATTAGCATAATATAGATTCTTCAATCCATACTTGTATGCCAACAAAATATCTTTAATAACAACCTCTACAGGCACTTTGTTTTTCTCATAACGGGACGGAATATAGTACGTGTTGGTACTGATACTCATATCTGTGAACTTTTGAATAGCAGCAGCTACCTTCAAATATCCTTCATTATTTGGCATATCAAAAGCAAAAGTATAATTATCCTTGTACTTATCAATATTTGGAACCACCACAGGCAAAATGTTACTCTTGCTTCCCTTGAAACTAATAGCACTACGGGGGGGTTCAATACCATTGGTACTACTTTGAATTACACTACTTGATTCTACAGGCATACAAGCAGTAAGAGTAGAATGTCTCATACCATACTTCTTGATGTCTTCACGTAAAGCTTCCCAATCCATATGTAAAGGTTCAGTGATAAATTCATCAATGTCCCGTTTATAAGTATCAATAGGAAGAATACCTTGACTAAATTTAGTACGATCAAACTTTTCACACTTACCAATTTCTTTTGCCATTTCAACACTTGCTTTGATTAGATAGTAACTGGTCTTTTCCATCCATCTAGATACGAAATTTGGAGCTTTTTCATCCCAATACTTCAATCCTTCTTTAGCCAATAGAGCAGCCAAGTTACTTACACCCACACCAAGACTACGACGTTTAGTAGCAAAGTTCTTTGCTGCTGGTACGAAATATTCTTGGTGATCAATCAAAGCGTCCAACATTCTGACAATGATGTCACATACATTTTCCATTTCAGTATCATCTTTAATTTCTAACCAATTCAATGCTGCCAATACACAGACTCCAATTTCTCCTTTTTGATCATTAACGTCATAAATAGGAATTAACGGATGATGCACTTCAAGGCAAAGATTGCTTGTATCCACTTGATCCAACCAACTACCGTGTTCATTTGCGTGATCCACGAACATTGTATAAATACGTCCAGTTTCAAGACGCTCTTTAGCAAGTAGACCCATCAATTCACGTGCAGGTACTTTCTTCTTGAACTTGAGATTCTTGTTAGCTTCAGCCTTTTCATATTTTTCTCTGAATCCTTCCATTCCAAATGTATTCCACAGTGAAGGGCATTCGTGATAACTAAATAGTGTAACGTCTTGATTCTTCAAGAAACGTTCAAAAATTAGTTTATCAAGACCCACGCAATAATCTAACTTACGAACTCGATTATCATCTGTACCTTGATTATTCTTCAATACAAGAATATCTAGAATATCATAATGGAACCAAGCGAAATTTACAGTTGCGCTCCCACCACGAATGCCATTCTGGTGACAACTCTTTACTGTAGCTTCAAATGATTTAGCAAATGGAATTGGACCTGTATGCATTACTTCACCATTACGAATTGGAGCGTTTGTAGCACGTAGTCTTGATAAATTCAATCCAATGCCATAACGACTAGCTGTAGCAAACCCAACCGCACTATTGTTGCTGAAAATACTACGTAGATCATCATCGACTGTGAACAGTGAACAACTGGCATAACTCTTCATTGGAGTTCTTACGCCTGCCATAATTGGTGTGGGTAAATTGATCTTATGTTTACTAAAGTAGTTATAAGCTTTCTTTACATACTCAAGTCGGTTTTCTTTATAATCTTTAAAGAAAGTCATTGCAATAAGCATATAAGCAAACTGAGGACTTTCATAAATTACCTTAGTAGCCCTATTTTGGACCAAGTACTTATCACACAACTGTTTGATACCAGCATACGTGAAATTAAAATCACGATCATGTCGTAAAAACTCATCTAGCTTGTCAAATTCTTGTTTGGAATACCAATTTAAAATATCCGAGTCATAAACCAAAGCATCAATATTAGTTTTAACTAAATCGTGTAACTTTGGGGGATTTTTACCACCCCAAACATTTTTTCGTAATTGATAATTTAATAAACGTGATGCTACAAATTGATAATTAGGTTTATCTTCTGTGATTAGATTAGACGCGGCTTCAATCAACATCACGTGGATATCTTTTGATGTCATACCATCGAAGAACGACAAATGAGCGTTCATCGCTACTTCTTCAAATCCAACACCTTTTATATCTTCAGTAGCCCATTGTAAAATTTTATTGATTTTATCTGCATTAAACTTCTCAGTGATACCATTTCGTTTCTTTATAAAAATTTCTTTATTCATACGGGTAAAAAATAACTATTGTTTAGATAGTTCATTTTGCGTTTAGTCTATAACTTTTTTATTATTTTTTTATGTGTTTTTCGTCTGCTCCATACTATGAGTTATTCTTCGTCATTGTTATGAACATTCCATTTTGATTTTAGAACCTTTTTGACTTGATTTTCACCATCCATCATTTCATTCAAGATACTCATACCCTCACGGCTATTTTCACCATAAATTTCAATATCACCACAACTAGCATTCATCTTACTTGGAAAGGTCAAACCATCCGGGCCGAAACGATTCTTAATTACGTGGAATCGTGCAGTATTTGCTTGTTTATCGTTAACTTTACGACTTAGACTAAGAACAAAGTCAGCGGTCATAATCTTACGATAACTATCAGCAATGTTGTTAGCCTGAATAATGTCTTCATCCATAGCAGCCCGATTACTCTGTGAAGCACTCCAAATAGGAACTTGTAACTCACCAGCTACACCTCGTAGTTCTTCATAAATACCACCAGCTTCACTATAACTGTTACTATTACGTTCACTTTGCGATGGACGTAGAATATCTGCGTAATCTACAATAATCAGATCAACTTTAGTACCTAGTATAGCCAATCGTTCACAATGAGCTTTAAGGCTATAAGCACTTACTGTTTTAATTGGAAAATATTTAATCTTCAATTTTCCAGGCACCTCTGCAATCTTCTTCTTCACGATGTCTACGTTATTACGAATATTCTGGAAATCAATTCCTGTAAAACAAGCATCATAACGTAGTCCAACATAATTTTCATTCAATTCAAGCGTAAAATGAACTACATTTTTACCTTGTTTCATCGCTTCAACGCCTAGTTTAGATAGTACCCAACTCTTACCACTACCAGCACAAGCTGTAATAATACCCAATTCACCCGCTGCCAATCCTCCGTCCATAATGGTATCAATTTCAGTCCAATTGGTTTTAACGCAATTACGACTCATTACACTCATTCGTTGTTCTACATCTTCGGTATAATCGTGACCAATATTACGTTCCATACCAGCTTTCATCGCGTGATCAACTACATTCTTAATTTTATCATATTGACCAAGTGCTAATAAATCAGCACTTTCAATAATAGCATTCTTTAGTTTCTGATTTTTACAGAATTCCAAGAACTGTTCCTTAACAAACTTCAAATCGTTATCACTTACCTTTTGATAAACTAATTTGAGATTATCCACGATGCTTCTTTTAAGTAGTTCATCGTTTACTTCATCAACTTTAATCTTGAATACAGTTAAAGTTGGTAGATCTTTATATTCGTTAAAATACTTTATACTTTCTTTTACGACCCATTTATTTGCATCACTTTCAAAGAAGTCTACTTCGATAATATCATTGATACGTTCAATAAATGAACGATCAGATATTAAACACGAAATACACTTGATTTGGAAGTCACGGCCGTATTTTGTTAATGAATCAATTGCTTTTTTGTTTTCCATAAGATAACTCTACTATACCACTGAATTTTGTGGTTTTCAACTTTTATTAACCGACGTTTTTATTCTACAAAACTATTTAATTTGCCAAAACATTCTTGTAACCAAATGTGATAATTGGGGATATTATTCCACATTTTGTCTTCTGTAATCAATTTAGTAAAACTCATTTTATCAATTCTACGTACAGGAGTTTTTATTATTTCTTCTATACGTAACTGTGTAAATGACTGTACTTGCGTATCTTTTAACTGCATCAACGTGTGATTACGTTCAAGTAGTAACTTGTTATCTAACACGGTCTGATATATTTTATACTTACCCTTGTTATTTTCTGCGTAATTATAAATCTCATTCAAATCATATTGACGTTCTTCTGACAAGAAAGGAAATGATTTAATTACCCGCTTCAAACCTACGCCATCCAGTCCTGGAATATTATCACTGACATCACCTTCCATAACTCTATATAAAATATAGTTACTACATGTAACTCCATATTCATCTAATATTTCTTTACAACCAAATATTCTCTTTTTGACAGGACTCCAAATTTTGACTTTGTCATTTGCCAATTGTAAAAAGTCTTTATCAGTAGACATAATTGTTATATTGCTGTCCTTAAAAGTTTCTGTAGCTAAATAAGCAATTGTATCGTCTGCTTCTATTTGATCAATTGCCATTATAGTAACAGGCAAAGTATCTAAATAATTTACAGTACGAATCAATTCTTTTTTAAAGTTTACAGATTCTATCTCAGATGAAGACAGTTCTTCATAATTACGATTGAGTCTGATATCTGTCTTTCTACCATTTTTGTAAGCTGGATAAATCTTTCTACGTTTCTGACTTCCTCCCTTACCATCAAATACAATAATAACTCGGGTAGGAGAAAGCAATTTAATTGCATATCCAATGCTTTTTAAGAAACCCGCAATACCACCTGTGTGTAATCCATCCTCATTAAGTGACGGAATGGCCATAAAACTTCTAATGTAAGTATTAAGGCCATCAACAAGGAGGATGTCAGAATTAGTAGTCTTTTTGAGACCGTCACTTCCAACACCCTCCTTAATGTTTTCAAACAAGGAGAACAGTTTCTTCTTTTCAGATGAACTGAATCCGCTCATATTATTCTTCGCTAACCGAAGTTTCTTCTGACTCTACGACAGCATCATCAATGATCTGACTATTAAAGTCTTTGTACTTCATAATTACAACATCACAAATCTTCAAGTAAATTTCTTCACTCAGTTCCTTGTCTGTTTTCATCACGGTCACAAAGTCTTTGGATTGAAACTTCCATTCGGATCCATCATTCTTCTTGTATGTGTAATAAGCACCACCTTGTTTAATCAGACTTTGATCTTTTAGAACTTTAATCCAACTACCATAGTCAGCAATTCCGCTATCAAAATAGATATCAAAACTTGCTTGACGTTGTGGCGGACCCATACGATTCTTCACAACAACCGCTTTACATTCGTTACCAATAACTTCATCACCCCTCTTGAGTTTACCTGTATTATTTAAACGAACACGAACACTACAGTGATAAGCAAGTGCTTTACCACCTGATACCACATACTGATCGCCAAACGCCATAGCCTTTAGATTCTGACGTAGCTGATTAGTAAACACTGTAAGTACCTTCTGCCGACCAATCATAGTAGTAATTTTACGCATTGCTTTGCTGATAATAATTGACTTACCAGTAGCGTAACCATCTTTACCGTGATCACTTTCAAGTTCTACCTTTGTAGATGCCGCTGCTACGGAATCAACAATAATTGTTAGAATTCGATCCTTGTCACTTTTACGAACAATAGCGATCATTCGTTCCATCTGGGCAAAAATATCTTCAACGGTTTCACATTGAACATACAATAACCTAGACAAGTCTACACCTAAACTTTTCCAGAATTCAGGAGCAGCTGAGTTTTCTGTATCAATTACTACAGCAATACCACCTTTCTTTTGGGTGTCGGCAACAACGTGCGCGGATAACAAACTTTTACCAGTACCTTCAAGTCCGTTAAATTCTACCATTTTTCCAACCGGCAACCCGCCGTGTGGACGATTACTAATTGCCAAATCTAAAATAGAAGAACCAGTGCTAATCCAATCCGTGATTTCAGATGGATTGTCTTGTTCATCTAGAAAATGAGCAATCTTTCCACCCTCTTTATTTGCTTTATTTAATTCATTTGCCAACATTTCGATTAGTTCGTCACGTTGACCCGTATCTTTACTAACACTTTTTTTTGCCATAACGTATATAAATAGAAAGCCGGTGGACTATAAAAACTCCACCGGCTTATTTTTTAATTTTTAAGAGTTAAACAAGTCATCAAATGCTTGATCTACACTATCTTTACCCTTAGCTTTAGCTGTACTTGGTGATTGAACGGCTTTTGCTTGGGATGTGACCACGGGGCTTGTGGGGAATGGAGCTTCATCGTCATCTCCACTTGCGGTTGGTTCTGTTACGATCTCAGAAGCAGCAGCTTCTGGATTTAACCATTTATCCATAACATCTTTTAGATCGTTATAGGATAGTTCTTCAAATAGATCCAAAATATTAACTTGGGACTTCAACGCTTCCATCAACTGTGCGTTTTTAGGATCTACCGCGAGACTTACATTTGGCTTAACACGAATGCTTGTTTCTGGGAAACTAGCTCCGCCTTCAGCTGTCTTGAATTCTACAACGATATCACGACCATTGGTTAGATCGGTAATATCACCAAAATCAGGATCACTGATGATTGATAGAAGTTCTTGATAAACTTGTTTACCAAATCCCCAGAACTTTACGCCTTCTCCTTCTTCGCCACGAATAATAGCTGGTACGAAAGTACGCATCTTGGGTTCCATCTTACGACCCATCTGCCAATCTTCTTTTGAACCAGTCTTTTTCAGACGATTAGCAAATTCAACGATTGGATCTGGACGACCAAAACTATCAGGAGATAGATATGTCTTGTTGTTGATGTTGTAATGAAACTTTAGTTCAATGAATGGATTATCAGGTACATACTTGTACGGAACAATACGAACTACCTGTTTCCCAGGCTTTGGTTTCCAAATCAAGTTTGATTTCTGATTTGTGTTTGAGAGAGAGCTCAAACGGCTCTTTAGCCGACTTAGATCTAATGCCATAATTATTTAATATTTAATGTTTAATTAGTTAATTAATTCGTCTGGTTCACTCAAACCAGATTGTATAACCAACTCGAAACTAAGTCTACACTAGGTGCAGACCAAAATCAAGTCAAAAATACATATTAAATTTCAGAGATAGAAAACAATTTTAATGAAACTATTTTTACCCCAATTTCATTGGTTAAAATAATACTGTTTTTATATAAATCCCAATTTAATTGAAAGCTCTTATCAAATACACCATTGTTTTCATCAGCAATCAACTTATTCATTGCATTGAGCGTATATAGTGTATTTGTTTGCTTCTTACGATGTATACTAATGGTGCCTTTGTATCTATTAATTTGTTCACGTTTTTCAACGTTGAATGTTAGATATAATTCCCGAAGATTATTTTCGTTAGCAAATATAAAGATCTTATTATCTATAAGAGTATATTGCTTTGGTATTTCTTTTAATGCGTCTGTATATTGACTACTATTAGAAAATGTACAGAGCAATTGTTTTTGAGTTATCATATTTTGTCAACGACTTTCTGACCTTCTACTTTGAATGTAAATTTACTTCCGCTACTACTATCCATTGCATAATTAGCATATGTTGGTGTGGCAATGTCGTCTTTCATTGTAATGCCAATAAACAAATAAAGATTAACACTTAGATATCCTTCATCCGGTACAACATTGATCTTAATCTTACCTAATTTGATATCATTATATTTTTTAGGAATTTCTAAGTTGAAATTGCTTTTATACTTTAACTTCTCTATTTTTTCTCCCGTAAATTTGATCAAAGGTAAACTTACATTAGTACCAAATACAGCTTCGGATGAAAGTAGACTAGATAGTTTAATAAACTCTTCACGGATTTTATTTGGATCTGATGTATTGACATCTTTCAATACGTTGTTTAGTATTAAATCTAAATATTTCAAAGCTAAAATGTTTGCTCTATATTTAAATATAGGTCTTAAAGTATCTCTTTCCAAACAATCGTTAATATCAAAGTCTGCTTGGATTTGATTAATAGTGTATACTAAATTTTCTTTCAATTTCTTAATACTGTCCAACTCGACCTTTTCTATATTGATAGGAAAGAATTGTATTAATGAATCATTATTTGATAGTTCTGTGATTTTATTAATCAATGATATATCTTCCGTATTTGATTTCAAAACGTTCTTAAATAAAGTTAAATTTTTATCAACCGTACTTGTGTACGATGCGTGTTGTTTGTCACATTTACTAGAACCTTCGTCAATCGTACCAAGTTCTCTTTCAAGATCATTTTCTATTCTTTCTAAATTTTTAAGTTCCGTCGATTGTAATTGATTAACATCCGCGTTAAGTTCTTTAAAAAAGAAATTTGTTATCTTTGTAGTAAACGGATTTATTGCATTAATAAACGATGAAAAATAATTTTTTGCAATTTCAGGTATAGTTTTAATTTTATCAATTGCGTTTTTGATGCTGTTGGATATAGTATCTAAAAATCCCTCATTAAGTTCTTCTTTTTTGACTTTCTTGGAAGATGATTTTTCTGCTGGAGAAGCTGATATTGTTTGACCAACGTATTGTGCCAACTGCGTTAATACGTGTCCTAATCTAGCAGATCCAGCTTTAAGACTTATTAATGCAAATTTAATATCTTCACCTTTTATCTTTGCCATGGAATCTACGTCTTGACTTTCTATATTTCCTGTCTTTAAAGCGTTAAACACATCTTCTTTAGTTCCACCATAGATTAAGACAATATCCGCTGTGTTCTCTTTTGTTTCTTTTCCTTTAACAAATTTCGAATTGTAAATATCCGCGGCGATATAAAAATCTTTTATAGACGCATGAATAAAATTTGATGGTGTACCTAATTGCGCTAAAGTTACTCCTGATGATCCGCCTATATTTTTTAAATCTCCATCAACCAAATTGTAAATCTTTAAATTTTCCTCACGAGCGTTTGTATCCGAGATAGATTCCAATCTAGTTCTTAGGTTACCCCATTCTTTAAGAAATCCGATTGCAAAATCTACATAATCACCGCTTGTTTTTAATGTTTTATAGTCAGTAATACCAAACGCAGTCAATATAGGAATTGTTTCAAATATTTTTGTTCTATCTGTTTTTTCTGCATTTTTTAAGAATTCTAACTTATTAAGAAGATCTGGGTTGATGATATTTATTATTTTTTCAGCTTTCTTTATGTATGATGATGGCGATATAGCGTCTGCTACTATTATATGTTTAGATTGACTATCATCGTATATTTGTTCACCGATTAAACTACCCTCAGTATCATACCAATTAAAACCTTTTTTATAAAACCCAAATTTCTTGGCTTCATCAACACTATAGTTTACCAATGGAGTTTGTCCCATCAATATAGCCTCTACTCCATAAGCATCTTGTTTCTTTTCCCGTGGCGTTCTTTCGTCTGTATCTTTATTACCCTCAATATCTTTTTCTAATGTTTGATCTAATGTCGCGGGTTGACTTTTAGATTTTTCAGAAGATGTTTGTTCACCACCTTCTGGTTCACCATCTGCAGTAAAAATATTAGTTTGTGCCTTTTTAGGATTTTCAGCAAAGTGAGTTCCTTTGTTTACAGCTCTATCTCTATATTGTTTATTTGGAAACGTTACAAGTATACCGTCTTTGTTGTATGCTTGTCTTTCAG